TTCGTCAGAAGCCATAGGCATTTCTGCTCCAACCATTCCTAAAAATCCAGAGATTGTACGATTTCCGTATCTTTCAACTTCTTTCTCGTAAACTTCTGGTAAGAACTGAGCAGCAAAAGTTCCACCTGTTCCAGTGAAACTTAAATAATTATCTCCGAATAACCCTTGAATAGGTCTAGGAGTTAGATGCTGTCCTGCAGCACCCGTACTAGCTATTGCCATAATTTTTAATTTTTAAATTAGTTAAACTTATTTCGATTCATTTTAATTTTGAAATCAGCTGAAGAATTACCAGGAATAGCTCTCACTTTTATGCCGGATTTTATCTCATTCGCGTGCGACTGCCTTGGATCCATGCTAACGTTTTTAGATTTTGCAATGCTTTCTTTTAAAGCATCAGCCTTACCTTGTTCGTAAAAATGATTTGCAATAGCATCAGGGTTCATCGCTGTAAACATAGACTTGTGATAACCTTTCGCATCTGATAACGTATTTCTTTTGTCAAGAAACTTCTTAACAAAGTTATCTATACTACTTTGATTACTTTTTACTTGTTCAGCGTTTTTTACGTTGTATCTAAATTTCTTTTCCCCGATGTTATATTCAAAACCTTTGAACGAATCGTTAAAGACCTCGTTGGTCTTTTGTTGAAATGTAGATGCTTGTACTTCTGCTATCTTCTGATTTTCCTCTGCTTCCTTCGTGTATCTATTAAAAAACTCAACTGCTTTTTGTTGCTCAGGGAGTAACTTGCTACCAGCTTTTATTTCCTCATAGTATTTGGACTTTAGCCCGTCCAAGTGGCTTTTAGCGTTGGCAACTTGCTCTTTTAACGCTATTTTTTTTCTTTTAATTTCTCTCTCGTCATCCATATCCTCGTTTGGTATTGACTCTTGTATAAGAAAATCAACTTCATCCGAGTCTAAATGACCCTTAGTTTTTCTGTAGTATTCTCTAAGTAAAGATATGTCATCATGTTTACTGTAATCAGTATTTAAACTGACATAATCTTCTAAACTACCACCAGTTTCATTTATAAAAGCAACTGCTTTTTGTATATTTTCTGGTAACTCAACACCTGTTTGTTTAGACTCTTCTATAGCTTCAACTACTTCTTCTTTAGTTGGAACCTCTTCTTCTTTTGTTTCTTCAACAACTTCATCAGTTATTTCTTCAACAATAGGTGTTTCAGTATCTTCTTTAACCTCAGCAACTTTCTCTTCTTTCACTTCTTCTACAACCTCTTCTTTAGGTTTTTCAGTTAAATCGAGTTTAGCTACATCTTTTGTTTCCTCAACCTTTTCTTTAGGTTTCTTAGTTAAATCAACCTTAATGACAGCTGGTTCTTCTTCAACAAACTTCTTAGGTTTCTTTTTAATTTTAATTTTAGGTTCAACAACTTTTTCTTGTTGCTCAACTTTTACCTCAGCTTCTTCAGCTTTAGTGTTTTTTTCATTTTCCATAATATAATATAATTAAATAGTTAAACATTATTTAGGTTCAAACGCACCCATATCAAATCCGCCTCCTAGTATATCATTACCTGAAGACTCAAACTTTTTAGGTGGTTTTCCACTATTTCTTTGGTCGATAAGCTCACTTTGTTGTGAAGCTTGTATTTTAGTTCGCTCGTCCTTACGATCTTCTTTGTATTTTTCTTTGTTATTAACCGTTTGATTTTTCATTTGTTCTAACTTCATATTTAGCTCAAACTCATGATCCATCAATTCTTTTTTCAACTGAGCTTCTTGCATTAGCTTCTTAGATTCTAATTCACTTTTCAGTTGTTCCATTTCAGCTTCAACAGCTTTTAACGCTTGATTCTTTTGTATCTCAGCTTGAGCAGCGGCTTGTTGAGCTTGTGCATTTGCTTGAGCTTGAACCTGCATATTTTCTTGCTGCATTTTCTGATCTCTTTCTAATTTCTTTTTTCTACGTATTTTTAATAATTGATTAGCTAACTTGATATTCTTAATATCTCTTAAATCAATAGCATCATCTAAATCAATTAAACCAGCTGATAAAGCTGTTTGTATGTTGTTTTCTAATACAGCTTTTTCTTCTTCATCTGGTGTTAGTTCAATAAATATACCAAAATCATGTATATGTAGATTAGCTATATCTTCTAGTGTACCTACGTTATGAGCACCTATCATTTGTATAAAAGCTTCTTTTGTAGGAGAATATTCTATAATATCAGATATTCTTAATGATAATAGCTCACAAGTTTCAGCTGTTAAGAATAAACCACCTTGTAGAATATGTCTAGTAGCTGTGTTTGAATTAGCAGCGGCTAACTTTTGAACACCAACTAAAGCTTTAGCATCAGGAACCGTACCATCTCTAGCTTCATTTAAACCAGTCACATCTCTTATCATCTGTAGATAATAATTGTAGGTTTGTATTAAAGATTGCATCTTTTGACCACCAGAACCTGATTGAATTTCTTGTACAGGCATTTTACCTGGGTTACCATCACCATCAGACGTCATTGATCTACCAATTATCGAACCAGTTTGGAAGAACATGTTTAATGCTTCTTGTGGATTATAATTTGTTCCGTTACCTAAATCTATTTCTGCAAGCCCATCAGCATCTAAATAAATACCATCTGGTGTCATCCTTGACATTACTTGTTGTAGCTTTAGATGAGTTAATTGAATCATATCTGCAAAACCCGTTATACGCTTTACTAATGATCCAATTCTACCGTTATACATTCTAGGAGCAACAATACTATAGTTCATTTTAACTTTAGTTTGATCGCTCTTAGGTCTCATCATGTTTTTAGCCATCTCCCATTTTAAGAGTTTATTAGTACCTAATACTAAAACTCCTTCATATAACACCTCAACTGATCTAGCTACTCTTTCAAAGTTTTCATCAACAGGAGGGTTAAAGTTATCATCTTTAATTATAGCTTTACTAGCTCCTGTAGCTGTTTCTTTAACTTTGTAAACCTCATTCATATAGGTTTTATAATTAAAGTATAATATATCTACTTGATTATTATCAGTGCTATTCTTTTGACCAGAGTAACCAGATTTTTGATAACCTTGACTAACTATTTCTTTTAAATCTTGTTCTTCTAGTTCTGGAAATGATTTTTTTAATTCATTTATAGGTATTTGTTTAACCTCACCAACATAATATATATCTTCAAAATACGGTGAATCTGTATATGAATAAACTATATTAGCTGGATCAACATACTCTATCTTAACACCTTCAGAGTTAGAAAAAGTATTTTTAACAGCACCAATACCTAACACGGTTAAATCTTGATAAAACCTTTTCTTTATTAACTCATATCTGTTTTGATTAAGCAAAACGTTTAAAGCTTGCTCTTCGGCTAGCTCAATACTCTGCTTGTAGCTTAACTGCATGTGAAGATCTAACTCTTCTACAGACTCAGGTAATTTTTCTGGATCATTTTGAGATAACGTTATACCAAATTCTTTTTGAGAAAACTCATTTAATTCTTTTGTTCTCATGTCAGAAAGCACGCCTTCCATGTATGAAGATCTTTTAGCTATACCATAAGGATCTTGAGAATAAGCTTTTATATCATAAGTTCTTTCGGATATACCATTTACAACTATATCTACAAACTTAGGTATAATAGGCACTGGTTTCCAGTCTAAGTTTAGATAGCTTAAGTCACCATTTATAGATAACTCATCTTTATATTTCTGTATTGATTGTTCACCACGAGCATATAATCTTAGTTTGTGAAACTCATTATGATTGCTGTAAAATCTATTAGTACCAGAGTCGCGTTTAAACCACTCGCTCTCGATTGCTTTTGCTACGTTAAGACCGTACTCGGCACTTACTTTTTCGTAATCGCTAGCAACCTGACTCGGGAAATAACTTTTTGTAACTGACTCAGCCATATTATTATTCTATTAATTTTGATTGTAAGCCAGAGTTTTTATATCTAGCAATACTTATGTTTAGTTTTTGTTTTTCTATTTTAGCGTTTGGATTGTATAAATGCCTGTTGCAAGCCATAACAGCTAAACCAGAACTTATAGAAGCATCAAATCTTGTTCTATTATTTATATCAAATCTAGCCCAATCTTGTAGGCATTCATTAAAGTACATTGATCCATGACTACCATCTTGTAATATACCTACGTAATCTTGTATGTACATTTCTATTGCTGCAGCATGAGCTTGTTTAATATCCTCACTTGAGTTTGGTATTCCACCTATTTCTCTTTCTGTTACAGATAGTTTATTCCATTTTTTATCAGGTCGATTCATACTAAAACCTCTATAACCACGCCTTCTTAAATAATACAATAGACGAGGTTTATTATTCTCTGCGAGTATTGGCATCCCGTAGAAAATTAAAGCCATTAGAACGTCCTCAAAAAAGATCTCAGACGTCTGTGGTCTTGCTAAGTACTCTAAAAAGAACATATTAGATGGCATTTCTTCCATACTAAACTTAGTTAAACCGTGTAAAGCTCCTTTAGAGCCAACTCCATCAACTGTACCTGATATATCATAACTGTCACAGCCAAAAGCACCTAAATGCTCATTACCTGGATATTTAACACCATTTTTAATTATTACGTTGTTTTGTAATTCTCTAGGTGGAATCCAACTAACTTTAAACCTACCTTGTGGGTTTGGATAAAATATAACACTTGAATCTTTAACACCGTTAACCCATTGAAAACTACCAACAGTTACCTTTGTGTTAGTGTTAAATCCTTCGTTGAAATCTATTTGCTCGTATATTTTTGCTAAATTAAATATACTATTTTTAGTCTCGTCTCTGAAAGCATGTTCTTCAGTTCTTGGAAATTGACGATAAAACTCATTAAGAGCGTCTCCATCGTTTTTTAAGCCATCAGCTTCGTTATCCCAGTGTTCAATAATTCCGATGTCGATCGGTTCATTAAACGGGCCAACAGTTTCTGTTTCAGGCGTGTCGAAGACAGGCATCCCAAAAGAATCAATGAATCCTTCGTAATTCCATTCCATAGGAATGAACAAACTATATAATCCTGAGCTTGTTTGTCCATTGCGATTTCGTTTTGTGACATCTGATGCATTATATAGTTTTTTAAAGTTATCCCCTCCTTTATCTAAAGCGTTTGATGTTGATCCCATCATACACTTACCAATAATTCTACTACCTAATCGTAGTGTCGTTTTCGTGACCCTCCAGTTGTTGAGGATGTTGTTTGGCCTTTCCCATTTCCCCGATTCATCGTGGACGAGGAGTTTGAGTTTCTCTCCATCGTAGGAGTTATCACCGGTGTTCTTCCAATCGATCGTTGTATCGAGTCCCTGGAGGGCTTCGGGTTTGTCGGTACTTGTAATGTTCCGTCTTGTAAGCTTTGATGCGGGAACTCTATATGCAAGTTCGGTTTTGGGACGGTCCATTCCGTCTTGTATCGGTTTAAAAAAGAACGGATAATTGACCGATATTGGGACGACTTTATCTGTGAACATTTTCTTGGCATCGGGACCAGATTTGGACAATATGCCGAATCGTGAATCGGAACTAATTGTAGCGAGATTAACTGTCTCTCCACTGGCCATAAACGAAAATCCCGATCTACGGTTTTTAAGATAGCACATTCCATAACACCTTCTGTCTGCTTTACAAGCTTCCCAGAAAATAAAGAATAATCTATTTGCTTCCCTAAAGTCTGGTTGCCCAACATCAATTTTGGACCACTGCAAGTACATATAATGAGTGCCAGTAAGATAAGTAGGGATCCCTTTATTATAAAACCAAAAACCTTCTTCTCTTTTTTTAAACTCATTTTCTATGTAATCTATGTATTTCTTTTTAAAATCGTCTGGATATTGTTTCCAGTCAAATATTGTTTTAATCCTCTTTAACTCAGCTGGTTGTTCAGTATACTCCCACGTGTTTTTATCGAACTTATGTGGTTTGTCTTCTTTTGGTAAAGCTATTCTAAAGTTTTGTATTTCGTATATTTCACCTATTTGACCAGTTTTAGATATAACAACAACATCATGCTCCTTGTTATATCCGTATTCCCACTTTTTCGATTTATTTAACCGTTTAATGGTGTTTATTTTAATAGGTTGTATAACCTTATATAAGCTTTGCTCGTACATTACTTAGATCTTCTTTCCGCAAAACCAGAAAATGTTTCTTCTTTTTTCTCTTCTTTAACAACTCCTTCAAGCATATCCTCTTCTTCTTGTATTCTATTTAGAATTTCAAAAGCGTCGAATATAGCTAGTTTTTTTGTTGCAGCTGCATTCTTTAATCTGTCAGCCGATATATCGTCATCTGAATCAACAATAGCTTCTTTAGCTACCTTTATTAATTCCTCTACTGCTTTATGCCCAGCTTGGATTATATTCTTCTTCGTCTCCTTGATATTCATATTTAATTGTAATTGAATTAGTTGTTACTCTATATAATCTTTCACCGTCAATAACAAATTCATATTCGCTATTGGGTGAAAAACCAACTAAATCTCCAACCTTAACATTTGTTAAATCCTTATCAACAAACTTCATGATACCTATTAGAGGTCTTTCTTTGTCTAAACTAAAAACATCATTTGATTTAATTGGTTTAACAAAACAAAATCCTTTTAAAGAATTCCATTTGTTATTTCTTTTTGCTAAAAAAATCTGATCAGCTCTAACAAAATACATGTCTTCTTTATAGTAACTTCTACTATTTTTTTCAACACCATATTGATTATGCCATCTTCTAAATATATTGTGATGTACTATAACTATATCACCTTTTTTAACATCTGTTTCATTTATAATAGGTGTTTGAAGAACTTCAGCTTCTCTACTAACAAATTGATGTGTGTAGATTTCACTGTTTAAAATAAGTTCTTCTTTACCTATCTTTTTGGTATTATTATATCGGGATGCTAATGGTTTAACTATAAACTCTTGAGGACTCTTCATTAATAACTCAAATTGAATTCAACTGCTATAGCCATGTTTTTATTAAAATCTTTCCAAGGTAAAACCTCGTCTTCTTTTTTAATAAATATAGTATACTTATTGTCTTCTTCTATTATATCAGAGATTACATGTCCTCCGTAGACCTCTTGGCCCACGGAGTAATGCATTGCTTCATTTTTATAGTCTTTCCCTATACTAATCTTTCTTATCAGATTCATCTTCCAACTCTTTAATAGTTCCATCTTGAATATTAACAGATACTTTACCGTATTTTTCTTCAAGATCATTTTGAACAACCTGTAATTCTTGTTGAAAAGTTTTTAATTGTTCAATAGCGGCAACCTTTTGAAGTTCTAAACCACCAATTTGCATTTGAACCTGATTGATTGAATTTACCTTGCCTTGAACTAATTCGAGTTCTTCATTTTCAATCTTTTTTACATCTTTAGCGATGTCCTCTACTTTTACGTCTTTCATTTTATTTAATTTAAATTATTGAATATTATACGTCTGTATAATCTTTGTAAGCTTCTGTTGACTTTAAGTAAACATAAGCTTGTTTTACTGGATTTTTAGCAGTAGCTTTTAAATCTATATCAAAATTACCAAAAACTGTACAAAAACTATTTCCAGGATTTGAGTCTCTAGCGTCTTTATCTTTATGAATCGCTGCTGTCCAACTTCCAGTAGTAACATCAACCCATCTTATACCCATTACTTCAGGTTCTATAATTGAGCCATTATTATCTAACACTGCTTCTTTTTTTATATAATTTTCTTTAACATATTTAGTGCTCCACGTTACGCTTGTTATTTTTACGTACGCGTCAGATAAATCGATGCCTTTGTAGTTGTATGATCCTTTTAATGCCATTGTTTTAAAATTAAGTTATTTCTATGTTTATATTATTACACGCTTTATCTTATTATTAAAGCGCTTTTGTCATTGTTCAATACTCTTATATATTACAGGTATTAATATCTTACCATTATTCTCTAGATGAGATTTGTAATTATTTTCAATATTATCTATTATTTCCTGTGTTATATCTTCAGGTCCCCACCACAAATCAACAAGTATAAGATCATATTTTTTACTAGGTTTGTACGTGAAAGCATCTGCTTTTTCAATTGTTATTGAATCATCTATGTAGTTTACATAATCAATAAGCTCTTGATTATTATCAACAACATCAACAACACTACACTCTTTCTCTATTTTTAACGTTTCTGCTAATAATCCTAAACCTAACCCCAACACTAACACTTTGTCATACGTGAAGTCTTTATATAGCTTATTCATTTTTCCACATTCAGAGCAATCACCTAGCATTATTTCCGCATAGTACTCTTCGTTTTCAATCTCAGCGCCGTCGCTAAAAACTAATATACTTCTAGAGAATCTAGGTGGAAGCAGAACTTGTTTTACCACTTTAAAAGAAGTCCCATTGTATTCTTGTATTTTACTCTCCTGTATTCTCATTATAAGGGAACATTTTATTTAGTTTGTCTTTTCTTTTTTTACACCCACAATTAGGTGCTACTTTTTCTACAACTTTTTTTATACCAGTTGCTTTAGTAAATTTTTCTATTGAATCTCCTAATCCTTTTGACTTCATATTAACATCCTAAAGGTGTGTAACTTGATACTACTCCATTAGTGCCTATGTAAAAATAACCAGCACTTGTTGCGGAACCTGAACTTGAAGCTGGTGGACCACCATACCATTTACCACCTCCGTTTGAGCTATTCATTAAATTTAAATTATTATCATAACATGTTGTTCCATTTCCAAACGTTCCTGTAAACTTAACAACTTGATTTATCTGTTGACCACAAGCAAAAACATTTTTATTAAATGGACCAGCAATATATCTAGTTGTATAGTTTGTTGTTGTTTGTGCTGATCTAACAGATCCATAAGACGTACCCTGACTGTTAGTTGCGTATGCTTTTATATAATAAGTTGTACTCGCAGATAAACTACCTATAGAGGCACCATAAGCTCCTGTGGTGTTTGGGTTTAACACTGTTACGTTTGTAACACCCATACCACCTAGAATAGGGTTTGTTAATAAACCTGATGAATAAACAAAGCCTTTAGCTGTTACAGTAGCACCACCATTACTTGACATATTACCGTTTAGTCTCATTCCACTACTACTTATTTGAGTCGCATTATCAGTAGTGATACTTGGTGTTGAAACAGGTGTACAGTCTTTATCGTAACCGTACCAGTCTGAAAATTTATATGGATAACTTATTGACATATATACTGTTTTTTATGGGCAAAAATCACACGCTATGAATGTTATTTGACCGCTTGAATTTGTTGTAATATACGTATCCGCACAAGAGTTAGAAACATAGCAATGGTATTCGTCGTTATTAGCGACCTGGTTGCTTTGTCTCCAACTACCAGCACCAGCACTAGTAGTTAAACTAGTATTTGTAAACAAGTAATCTCCAACATCCAGGTCTGTCGCATCACCAATGTTACTGTTAAAATATAGGTTATTATTTTGCGCTGTCCATGTGTTGCCTGATACCCATTTAGATAAGTTAGCTAACTTGTGAGAGTTTCTAGTAATAGGATTAGGTGTACAATTATCATTTACCGTTGGGTAACTAACAGTTGATCCATTTGCGTTACCACCATTAACCATATCGTATAAAGATATTGTACCCATTACTTGAGTACCATTGTAGTCGCCGTGTTTAGCTTCTCGAGCCACTTTAAGCATACTTAATGTTCCTGAACTTGGTACTCCCATTATTTAATTTGTTTTTTAAGTTCTTCTACTTCTGCTTTTAAATCTTTAATAGCTTCAATTAAATAACCTGTTATGTTGCCATATGCTACAGCTTTGTATTCATTATCATTGCTAACTAACTCAGGTGCTATTTTTTCTAATTCTTGAGCTATAACACCACTACCTTCTCTATCGTCTTTAATAAAACTAACACCTCTCATGTTGTAAACTTTAGAACCATCTAATGTTTCTCTCCTTTTCCAGATCGGAAGAGCACACGCC